ACCCAACCCAGGCCCTCAGACAGCCTTCCTAGCTGCTGCTGAGAGGGAAGTGTTGTTTGGGGGAGCCGCAGGTGGTGGGAAGAGCTATGCCATCTTGGCAGATCCTCTTCGTTACATCTCTCATCCACAGTTTTCAGGGCTTCTGTTGCGTCATACAACGGAAGAGTTGAGAGAACTCATCTGGAAAAGTCAAGAACTCTACCCAAAAATCATTCCAGGTATTGTTTGGAGTGAGAGAAAGATGCAATGGGTGTCGCCTAGCGGCGGGCGTCTTTGGATGTCATACCTCGACAGAGACGAAGACGTTCTTAGATATCAGGGTTTGAGCTTCGTTTGGGTTGGTTTTGACGAACTCAGCCAATGGTCTACGCCTTTTGCGTGGAACTATATGCGTTCTCGCCTCAGAACAGCAGCGTCTGACCTGCCTGTTTACATGAGAGCAACGACTAACCCAGGCAATGCTGGTCATGGGTGGGTTAAGAAGATGTTCATTGACCCTGCACCACCTGGTCAAGCCTTCTGGGCAACAGACATTGACACTGGTGAAGTGTTGCGTTACCCCAAAGGACACAGCAAAGAAGGTCTGCCGTTGTTTAAGCGGCGTTTCATCCCTTCAAGGCTCTCTGACAACCCCTATCTTGCTGCCTCAGGCGACTACGAAACCATGTTGTTGTCGCTTCCGGAGCAACAACGTCGTCAACTTCTTGATGGTGATTGGGATGTTGCTGAAGGTGCCGCGTTTCCTGAGTTTAAGAGAAGCGTTCATGTTGTTGATTCCTATGACATTCCTCATGATTGGCCTAGATTTAGAGCCTGTGACTACGGATATGGAAGCTGGTCTGCTGTTTTGTGGTTTGCTGTAGCTCCAGATGAGTCATTAGTGGTATATAGAGAGTTATATGTCACTAAAGTGCTTGCAGAAGACTTGGCAGAGATGGTGTTGAACGCTGAAGACGGTGAAAAGATACGTTATGGTGTTCTAGACAGCTCTACATGGCATAAAAGAGGCGACACAGGCCCTTCCATTGCTGAAAGAATGATAATGAAGGGGTGTCGTTGGCGTCCTTCTGACAGAAGTGCTGGTAGTAGAGTGTCTGGTAAGAACGAAATACATAGACGTCTTCAGATAGATTCCTTCACAGAGCGTCCGCGTATTGTCTTTTTCAGCAACTGTGTTAAAACTATTGCTGAACTACCAACAATACCTCTAGATAAGAAGAATCCAGAGGACATTGACACCAACATCAACTTTGATCACGGATATGACGCATTGAGATATGGTGTAATGTCAAGACCGAGGAGTAAAAACATCTTTGACACTAATACATCGGGGCAGAGCGGCTTCGCTCCAGCATCGAAAGTTTTTGGATACTAGGACACTATGGCAAAAAACATTGACACACCCTTCACTGACGACAAAGCCATTGGCTTGCCTGACAGCACTGATGCTGTTCAGGACACATTCAAGCCTACAACGCTAGCCCGTCACATTGAAGAGCGCTTTCAGCGTTCTAAGACGGCTCGTCGCTTTGATGAAGAGCGTTGGTTGCGTGCCTATACCAACTACAGAGGCATCTATGGCCCTGACACCAAGTTCACTGAAGCAGAGAAGAGCCGTGTCTTCCTCAAGATTACGAAGGTAAAGACTCTGGCAGCATACGGACAAATCACCGAGGTGCTGCTGGCTAACAACAGCTTCCCGTTGTCTGTAGAGCCTACAACGCTACCAGAAGGCGTTGCAGAGCACGTTCACATTGACACCAACCCCCAGGCTGCACAAGGCCAACAAAGCGCTCCTGAGCCCGATTTAGGGGCTCTGTTTGGCTATAAAGGAGACGGCAAAGAGCTTCCTCCTGGTGCAACACCACAGAGCCTTATGGAGCGTCTTGGTCCTCTGAAGCAATCGCTTGAGGGCTTGGATGTCAAGGAAGGGGCAGGACAGACACCAACCTCCATCACCTTCAGCCCTGCAATGGTAGCGGCTAAGAAGATGGAGAAGAAGATTAAGGACCAACTTGAGGAGAGTGGTGCTAGCAAGCATCTGCGTGCTACAGCGTTTGAAATGGCGTTGTTTGGCACAGGTGTTATGAAAGGCCCCTTTGCTGTAGACAAAGAATATCCCAAGTGGAACACTGATGGTGGCTATGAGCCCATCATCAAAACTATGCCGCAGACGTCTCATGTCAGCATATTCAATAGCTATCCTGATCCAGATGCTACCAACATGGACGAATGCGGCTACTTTATCGAGCGTCACAAGCTGAGCAAGTCTCAGTTGTTAGCTCTAAAGAAGCGTCCAATGTTCCGTAACAAAGTCATTGACAACCTTATTAACGAAGGGCCTAATTACATCAAGGAATGGTGGGAAGACGATCTCAATGACTATTCACCTGTCGCTGAAGTGGAGCGTTGGGAAGTATTGGAGTTTTGGGGCTCTGTTGATGTTGAGATGTTGGAAGAGAACGACATTGATGTTCCCAAGGAATTGAAGGACGCTGTCGAAGTTCAAGCCAACATCTGGTATAGCCAAGGCAAGGTGATTAGGCTTGTCATCAATCCGTTCAAGCCTGCCCGCATTCCCTACTATGCTGTGCCTTATGAACTCAATCCATACTCGTTCTTTGGCGTTGGTGTTGCTGAGAACATGGATGATAGCCAAACGCTGATGAATGGCTTCATGAGGCTGGCTGTGGACAATGCTGTGCTGTCTGGCAATCTGGTGCTGGAGGTGGACGAGACCAACCTTGTGCCCGGCCAAGACCTCACTGTATATCCAGGTAAGGTGTTCCGTCGTCAAGGCGGTGCTCCAGGTCAAGCCATCTTCGGAACACAGTTTCCTAACGTAGCTGCTCAAAATTTGCAACTGTTTGATAAGGCTCGTGTTTTAGCTGATGAGTCAACAGGATTGCCTTCGTTTGCACACGGACAAACTGGTGTCTCTGGTGTTGGTAGAACAGCCTCTGGCATCTCTATGTTGATGTCTGCTGCAAGCGGCAGCATCAAGACAGTGATTAAGAACGTTGATGACTATCTGCTGCGTCCGTTGGGTGAGTCCTTCTTCGCCTTCAACATGCAGTTTGACCCTACGCCGGATATTGTTGGTGATCTTGAGGTGAAGGCACGGGGAACGGAATCGCTTCTAGCTAATGAGGTCAGAAGTCAACGTCTGCTTCAGTTCTTGCAAGTGGTGCAGAACCCCATTCTTGCTCCCTTTGCCAAGTTCCCCTACATCGTCAGAGAAATTGCTAAAGCTATGGATTTGGACCCTGACTTGGTGTCTAACAACATGGACGAGGCGGCTAAGCAAGCCTTTATTCTTCAGAAGATGAACCCGCCTGCACCGCCGGCTCAGCAGGCTCCAGCAGCGGGTGGTGGCGCTCCTCCGCCGTCTGACATGACAGGCGGGGGTGGTGGCAACATTGGTGTTGGTGCTGCTGCTACACCGGGTGAACAAGGCTTTAGCGCTGCGCCTCCCACAATGGGAGCACCTCAGTGACAACACAAGAAAAGCCGTGGCTTAAGAAGCTAACACGTATGACTGATACGCAGATGTGGGAAGCGTTTGACGACATGTTGAACTATTCCATTAGTCTGCAACATAAGAAGATGGAACAAAGTCATGAGCCTCTTGACATCTACAGAGCACAAGGCTTTATTCAAGCTCTCAAGCAGCTTAAGTATTTGAAGGAAGAGATACAACATGCCACTAGGTGATCGTAAAGAAGCAGAGATGAAACCAACGCCACGTAGTGAGCGAATGGGAATCATTGCTGATGCTTTAATGGCTGCTAGAAATTTTGCAGATAAAGCACAAGTTCCTGAGTCTGTTCCTCTAATTGGAGGACAAGGACTAGGTTCTTTAGTTCTTGGAAAAGCCCCTGAAGAACTAAATGAAATGAGCTATGGCAATATGCCTATGCGTATTAACCCGCTTGCTGGTAGAACAGCGTCGTATGTGCCTGAAATGAAAGCAGGAAGAAAACAACAAGTTGCTGATTTGGCTATGTTGGCTGGTGTGCCTAAAGTGGGCAAGGCCGGTGTTGGTTTGGCTGGTGTTGGTGATGTTGGTTCTGGGCTAGAGAAATCAGGTTTGTTGGTTAGAGAAGCTAATGATGTCGTTTCTAAATTTGGAACAGAACCAAAAAAACTTGCTAAAGAAGGGCAAGATGTTTTTGAAGCTCTTAATATAACACCAGAAAAAAAAGAACAGTGGAGGAGTTCTCGCAAAGTTGAGCAGCGTTCTAGTCTTTTACCAGAAATAGAAGATGCGGCTGAAAAACTATATAACAAACAAATTTCTCCTACTGAGTTTAGGGCTTTGTCTGTAGAAAAACAACCAATTAAACCTTTTGACAAAGTTCC